TGCGCGGGCCGTAATAGGCAGCGGCAGTCGGTGCGGCTCCGTTTTTCGGGACGTAAGCATCGAGCGAGGCGCTGTCGGAGAGCTGTGCGCCCCAGAGGTAGATGCCGGAAACGCCATCGCCAGCATATTGAGCACCGTAACCATTAAGGGTAGCGCCAGATGGATAGCCCACAAAAACCAGCGAAGTCGTTGCTGCCGTATTCACAACCATGGAACAACGATACCAACCGTCACCAGTAGATACGGGTGTAGCCGCAGAAACAAAACCCGTTCCACCTGTTGAACCAGCAACTACCGAGCCGTTGCTTAGATCAAACGAGGCATTAAACGCACCGTTGTTATAGTCGGAAATCCGAAGAAGAGAATATTCTGCTGCCTTTGCATAAACTGAAACAGTGCGATTACCCGCAACTAGCGTATAGCTCTGCAAAACATTGCGATAGGCAGAGGCCGTATTTGATGCGACGATCTTGTCAGCCGTCTGCAAGCCGTTTGGAGCAAGTATGGCGTTAGCTACTGAACCAGAACCAAAGGCTGCAATGTTATTCTTAGTCCACCCCGCATTGCTGAAATCTTCCGTATACCCCAGCAAATTCTTAGGGGTCGTAGGGTTATATGTCGGATATGCAGAAGTGTTGTTCTGCATGCTAAGATCGGTGCGGTAAAGATGCGCACCCCACGCATAAACTTCATCCGCGCTTGTGACGATGCGAATGCCAGCCGAAATTGTGCCAGCCGCAGGCGTCTGAGATACAGTGTAAAGCGCCCAGCTTGAAGTTATTGTAACAGTCGTGTAGGTGCCGCTATCTGCTGCAATCTGGATATTGCCCGTGCCAGTTTTGCGGCGAAGCCAAACTCCGAAGGTATAGGGGACTGCCAGCGCCGTGTAGGACTGAAGCGTAGTACTATTAGCGCCAGCCGCCGTCAGCGTGTCGGCTGTGGTTGTACTGTTCGGCGCAGCAATGCTATTGGCGGCCACTGTGGTTGTGGTCTTCGACCAACTTGCGCTGTCAAACTGCTCGCTCGCCAGCAAAAAGTTGTGAGGAGCCCATTTAATTTTCCCATCACTATCAGTAACAGTCGCATTGCTTGTGCGACTGAACTGAATAAATTCCGTGGCAATACCTGTGGTGGTCGTGGGCATTTTTTAAACCTTAAGGGCTGAAGAATTGTCAAGAAAATCTAGGCCAAGACCGGTTTCGTTAGCCGAGGCAATGGGGCCCGGGCCAAAAAGCGTTTCAGCGCCGAGGGAAACCCGCACAATGTATGTGTCGGACAGGAAATCTAAAGCAAAGCCGTCCCAAACATCGCCAAGCACATCGGCTGCGGTGCCGGAACCGCCGCTTGTAGCGAGCGGGAGAAAACCAACTCTTCCCAAGCCAGAACGCATTAGATCATCTCTGTGACGTACAGAGCCCCGCCAGACGAAATCTGTATCACTGCAACCTTGATGGTCTCGTTGCCGTTTACACGGAAATACTCCGGCACATTAGCCGGGATAGGCGTTCCGGAAGATGTGGCTGTCGGGGTTCCCGTGCCGATGTTGATGAAACATGCGCTTGTAGCAAGGACACGAATAACGACTATGTTTTTGCTCAGCGCATTGGTGGTGGCGGCACTTGTGCCAGAGATCGTCACGGTCTGCGTTGTGGAGGGCAACAAAGCTTGAATTGCATGATTAAATTTATCTTTTGCAAGATATGCTGTGGTTGTCATGTTTATACCCCGTAAAGGAGAAGGGGCTCTCACCCCTTCTCGCTATTTTATATGATTACGTGGAGGCCAGATCGTGGGCCTGAATATACCTTACGGTCAGGGTGCCAACACCAGCGCCAGTTCCGTTGGACAGAACGAAAACCCGCTTGTCCGAGGTTCCGGTATCGTCCCAATTTGCAACATTTGCACCGGGCGTAAAGGCAACCAATGAAATTGCGTTGGCGGCGACTGCGGTGGGAACCAGTTCAGTGGCCGTTGATGATGTGCCGACACTCACTGTGTTGGAAGTGGTGGTCCAAGCCGTGGTGACAAGAAGCTGGATGTTGGTGATGTGGCTGTTGGCCGGAAGCACAATAGACGTTCCCGGCGTTGTGGCGATGGTCGCGGCCTGTGTGATTACAGCGGTCTGCGCCATCACAACGGAGCCAACGTTCCTTACGTCAGTCCCAACTGTGGTGCCTGTCGTGTTGTTGATGGTGCCAGCGCGAATCGGGCCGGAAAATGTAGTGATACCCATTGATTTTATCCTTGCAGAATGAAGTTCCGTAGTCTCTGCAAGCGTCTGCCGGGACAGTCAACGGAACCGGAATACCCCGGGGCCTCAGTTGTTGAGGCATATCAGGATTTTACCACAAATAAAAAGAGCCCCGAAATGGGGCTCAGATGACTGTGTTGGGATCCCAGATGCGGGGTCTTCGGTTGTTTTCTTGCGCTGGTATTGCCCGGAGGTTCCAAGGAACATGAAGCCCTGAGACGGTTTTCCCGCTAAGGGGAACGATGTGATCTACTTCATGTGGAACTCCAATCTCCTTTGTAAGACGAACGGCTTCCACGTAAACGGCCCGTATAAGAGATAACTGATTATCCGTTAGCCAAGGAGGGGTGGCCATCTTTTTCTTAGCGTTTCTTTTGGAGGAAGAAACTCTACTCATAAGCGCGGCGGCTTCTGGGTTGTTTTTCTTCCATTCGCGGGACTGCTGATTCCTCTTTTTTTTGTCCTTCTCGTAGAGTTCCTTTGCGTTCTGCTTATAACGCTCCATGTGCTTTCTGTAGTCGGCACGGCGCGATGCTCTCTTATCCTCAATTGTTCGCGTCCCGGGGGAGCGCCGCATGCTTTTAGTCTTCAGCGGATCGCCATGCCGCCGAAGGTTTTCATAGTGATATTGGCAAAGCCCGCTCGCTTTAACAAGCTTGCCGCAAGGGACTATAGAGCAAAAACACTGTTTACGTTTCACGCTCGTTGCATAACAAAAAAGACCGGGCTTTTCAACCCGGTCTTATTATTGTTTAGAATCAAAAGGTTAGGCTCCCGGGCTTCCCCATATACCTAACGGATCACTCACGCCAAAAGAGTAACGTTCGCGCGCCTTATAACGCACGTTGCCACTGTCAAAGTCCCCATCCATAGATGTAGACATCGGTGTACGAACAAAGTGCTTCATGCCGTTCGGGATATCCGTGATCAGGTAATACGAATCAACGTCTGTCAGGTAATGGTTGACAGAGTAGCCTTCCGGAATCGTACCATTGGTCTTGATCGCGTTGATGTCGTTGTCGGCGGTGCCAACACGGAGTTCAGTCTCCAGCAGGCGTGTCGCAACAAACATCAGGCTCGGCGGAACGACCAGCTTGCGCGGGCGAGCCGCGATAAGCAGACCGCGTTCGTCCTTGAAGCCAGCAATCTGAATAACTGCGGCCTCAAGCGAGGTCTCGTTCAGATCGGCAGCCGTGGTCTGCGTGTTGCTGTTTGTGCCACCCGAAACAAGCGGGTGATCTGTAGCAAACAGTGTCTTGCCATCGCCACCAACAAACGCGCCACCAGAGAAGCCGTTATTCAGCGGATAAGCCGACTTAACCTGCTTCGTGTAGGCCATCGAACGGGCGAGGGCCTTGGTGTAGCGGGACGAAAGCGAGTCGTACAAGTTGTCTTCCATCGCCTCTTCGGTGATGGAGAAGCCCATAGCAATCGTTTCGTGGTTGTAGCGAGCCGACCAAGCTTCCTGAGCGTTGTCGTAGCGAAGGGCAGAGCCTTCGCCCTTGACTGTGGCGGCACCAAAGCCCGAAAGCTTCAGTTCCTCTTCAAACGAACGCTCCGAGGTTTCTGTCTCGTAGACAGCCTCATGCTCGTTTTCGTACTTCTTGTACTCCAAACCAAACAGGGCGTTTAGACCCGGAAGCAGTTCCTTAAGGAGTTGTGCGCGTGAAATAGCCATTTTCTATGTTCTCCTATTACACGCCACGGGGATTCATGTACGAATGACCGTACGTCACTGTGACGCTTGCGTTCATCGCATTTGAATCGGGCGCTGCAAACACGGCATTCGGAAGGTTCCACTTAACAAGAACGTCCGTGTAGGCATCGCCAATGGCCGAGTCCGGTCCATCAACAAAGCCAACAATACGGAGCGGAAGAGTGGCCGTGGTAGCCGCAGCAGTGCCAAGAGGGGTTGTGGAGTTTCCGGTGTCGGTGCTGCCGGAAGATGTGCCGAGAGCAATGTTTGCACCAAGATCAGTCTGAGCGATTGCACCGTTGGCCTGAGCCTGCATAACAACATCCGGATCATCGACCACATAAGCAAGGGCATCAGTAGCCACTGTGCCTGTCGGCCAGTACTGCTTAAACAACTTATACTTAAGGTTGGGATCGGTATAGGTACAACCGACAAAAACACCAACAACGCCAGTAGAGGCGACCGTCGATGTGCCAGTTTCCGCAACAACAACACCAGAGGAGTTGATGGTCACGGGCTGACCGTAGAAAATATTTGCGGCATACGCATTAGCAATCTTGATCAGACGAGTCGAACCAGCATAGGGCTGACCGCCGATAAGATTGACAGGGCGCAGGCCATAGGGGGCTGCTGTAGCTGCCATTTTTCTTTACCTCATTATGGGACGCTAAGTGCGTCCCTTGCCAAATGTTACCCGCGAATCAATCTGCGGCTTATTCAGCGGCATACGCGGATCGTTTTCTCGCATGAAGTTGTTTTCAACGGAAGACATCTGAGTCTCTGCGGAATCGCGATAGTATGCGTCACGCTCAGCCATTGTTTCTTCCGGGGCCTTGCAAAGCAAGAGACCACCAACTTCAATGTTGTCCTTAAAGTCGCTTTTGCGGTCTCTAAGGACCGTAATTTCGGGATGCTCTGCCGCGCTAACGGGCTCCCATCCCTGCCTGAACTTGGATGATACGTTCGTATTGTCCTGACTGTTCAGTGTGGAGGTGCGGATCCAGCGATAACGCCAGCCATCCTTCTTGTCGGGTTCTGGAAGAACTGTGGGGGGTGCCCAAGTCTTCTTGCGCGAAGCAGCTTCGCGGGTTTCGCTTTCGCGAGGAGTGCGCTTATCCATTCATGGACCTCAGTTTCTCGGCAGCGTACTGCTCGATTGTTAATCCAAGGCGCTTAGCGATAGCAACCTCAGAAGCGGATAGCTGGACCTTGCGTGGCGGTGTGGAATTTCGTTTTACTGGAGCCACCACGACACTCTGCTTTGGCTGCGGGGCCCTTGTATCCTCTTCATCCGCATCCTCTGCAATGTGGGGATAACGCTTTCGCATTTCCCCGTCGAGCCTATCCCAATACTCTTCAGTAGTGGGAGCAACTCGGTCAAACACAACAAGTCGGTCGTGGATATGGCGAGCAAAATCAGTCATCTCGCGGTCACGACCAAACCAAGTATTCTTCCTTGCCCAAGCCTGAGTTTTAGCATCCGGCTTAGGAGGAGGAGTCTGCTGCTCATACCGGGGTGCCGGTTCAACCTCAGACTCCTGAATCTCAACAGGCCGGAAGGATCTCACCTTATCGGCCTCGAAAGTCAGGCGCGCAATATCTTTCTGCGCGTCAACTTGCTTATCAATGTCGCCATTCTCAATTGCATCGCGATAGCGGCGCTTGGCGGTTTCGAACTCCGACTCGACGCGACCCTGCATCTGATCGGCAATGATTGTCTGGCCAGACTGAAGAGCCCGCTTGAGATGCTGGTTCTCATCCCTTACGCGCTTTGCAAAATCGGCCAATGCCGACTGCTGACGCTCAAGGTCTTCTTTCTGGCGGCGCTCCTCATGAAACTCATACTTGAGCTTTGAGATGCGCTTCTTCACCTTGTCGCTATACTGGGCAACCTCATCATCGGTTCCGAGGTCGGGTTCGCCAGTACGGCGGGGCTTGTTTTTATCTTCAGGAGGGGTGTCATCGATCACCTCTACCTGAAGATCCCCCTCCTCTGTGGTACTCTTGTCCACCTCAAGAGGGGTGCCGATTTCGATGTCATCGGCTTCGTTGTTCATTGTCATGCCCGCTCAATCCCCTCTGGACCCTTCGCGGTTGCCTCGACGCTATCGTCGTTGATCAACCGGAATTCCTTCTTGTCAATCTTGAAACGGGTTCCCGTGTAGGCACGGAACATAACCCAATCCCCTTCTTGACAGTATGGTCCCGCTGGGAAGCGGTCGGCGTCTGCATAGCAATCATGGCCCATTGAAATAACCTGACCAACGATGCTCGCCGTTTCCTCCTTGGACTTGAGGCTATCGGGAAGCAAGATGCCACCCTTTGTCTTTTCCTCTACATCCGGTACTGCGATAAGAATCCTATAGCCCTTCGGCTCAGGAAGCTTATCCAAAATGTCCTTCGACAGTTTGGCCTCTGTGTACATGCGTATTCCTACGTTGTGCGCCGATTGGCGAGATGCACCGTTGATGGTGTAAGAGTATGATAACGCGAAGAATACACATATCCAAAATTAGTCTTCTTCGGAGCGTGCCTGCTGTAGGTCAATAATCTCACGCTCAACCAAAGCAAGACCGTGTACAATTCCAGTAACATACCTATAGTGTGGGAAATCAGTTGCGATACCCCCAGCAAGATCATCTGCATATTCATTCAGATACTTCCTGATTTTTTGTTTAATCACATCAAGTTCGGTCAATTTGTGCGCCTATTGGGAAAATGCGGGAAGGGTTCAATCACGGGCTTGTTTCGCTGGTCGATAAGCTTTGCAGCCTCAATCTCCAGCTTGTTTTCCTTATACATTGCATCCGCCTCTGCGGCCAATTCCTTGACCTTTACAGCATCACGCTTTATGGCAAGTTCCTCACGCTGCATGACGGTAAGGGGGTCATTCGGATCCTGCTTGGCGGCTTCCTGTTCAGCGTTATGCTGCTGGAGAAGCCTGTCTGCGGCAACGGCAGCCAGCTTGGCGATATCATTCTCAACATCAGGCGGAAGCTGCTGACCCATCCGGGGAAGGCTCACACCAAGCTTGAGTTCAATCTGGCGACGATAAGAGTAGGCGAAGTGTTCGGCCAAGTGGCTCTGGATCGCCCCAACAAACTGTTGTGAGTTGGGGTTTTGCGAAACAAACTGCTGGTAGATCGGATCCTGCATAAACGCCGTATGCACTTTAATATGGGCATCGTGATCTTGTTCTGGGAAAACCTGAACGGCCTTACCGGACATCACATTCATGTTTTCGGTTACAGGGTCGGTGGAGGTGGCCTGATCTTTCGGCGGCAGGATAAGATCAATGTTCGGCACGTTTAAAGCATGCAACATCTGCTTGTGCAGCACTTCAACGTTATACATGCCTTCGGGGGCGTTCTGGGAAAGCTGGATAGCGGCCTGATACTGCATCACCTTCTGCGCCATAGTGGAGGCATTCGGGTCAGAAACGGGGATGATGTCAACGCGACCGTCGAAATCAGCCTGACGGCTATAGGGGTTGTTGTCGGTGTCGGATACGGCGTATTCATATTCAGGCGGCATATACTCGCGAATAACATCCGCGATAAGCTGGAACTCACGACTCAAGGACTGATGCACGCGCGCCTGAACGGCACTCATCACCTTCATAGAACGCTCTAGGAGGGCAAGGGTTGTGCCGACAGGTGCCTCGGGGTTTGAATTCCCGACATCCATCTCAGCGATGGAGCCAATCCGGCGTCCTTCATCAACTAGATTACCTAGAAGCTGATACAAGACGCTAGAAGGCTCTTTGTAGGGTAGAAAGGTGATTGAGTCGCGGATAGAGCCAGACGCAACATCCACATCGCGGAATTCACCCGGCATGATGGGGTTGTCATCGCCTTTAATTCGGAGCCCACGGGCCTTCAAACCGCCCGGGAGATTCGACAGCGTACCAGCATCAACAAGCTGACGGAGGATGGATGTGGCAGACTTGGCAATGCCACCAATGAGATGGATCAAGCCAGTGCCATAGAATCCAAGCCCCGGAAGATATTGATAATGAACAAAATATTGACGCTTGGTAAAGGTGGGGTCGCCATCCTTCCAGTTTCTGCGGATCGCCAGCACCTCACGGCTCGACTTCTCAATCGTGACAACGTAGGGCAGTTCAAGGCCGTCTTCGTCTTCAAAGCCCGGAAGGTCAAGATCGACGCACATCTCAAGGATTGCGTGTCTCGGGTCATCCGTGACGGATGGGGTCTCGCCCTTTACCTTATCGTACTTTTTCTGTAGCGATGAGTAGTCTGGGGTTGGTTCCGGAATATCAATATCCCGGTAAAAACCACTCACCTGCAATTTCCGAAGTTCATTCGGGTACATGCGCGTTACATGGGTGTAACGCGGGCAAGCGGCGAGATCTGTGGTGCCGTAGGCGACTACGAAGTCCTCCGCAGGCACAAACACGGCTGCGGGGATCTTGTTAACCGTGTCGTAGTAAACTTTACGGAATGCGGAGCCAGCCAAGGGAAGGCGGAATAGAAGCTGTTCGGTCTCGGATCGGTAGTCACGCATCTTTTCCGTGACCATGTAGT